TAGGAGCTGTGATATCAGCCGAAGCGGATGGATCAAGTAATTTTTCAAATAATTCTCCTAAGGGTCGAATATTATTCAAAACAATAGACGGGTCCGACCCGAATCCTACTGAAAGGGTACGTGTTGAAGGTGGTGGCAATGTTGGTATTGGCACAAATGACCCAGCGTCTCGTTTGCATGTTGAGGATGCTAATGGTAATGCACCTTGTCTCACACTAGAGCTAACAGGTGGAGGAGGAAAAATAATAGCATTTGTCACAAATAATACTGAAAATGGTGATATTTCAGAAGCTGCAGGTACGGTATCATTAAACGGATTTCAAGGTGCACACCAAACCAATATATCTGGTAGTAGTGATACATCTATAAAAGAGGGAACGGTAATATCCACTACAGATATACTTTACAAACAAAATCACCCACAATGTAAAATTTCAGATACAGAAAACGATACAAGGGTGTATGGTGTATTGAGTAGGTATGTTTCAGGTAGTTCTGATTTTGTGGTAGCTAGTGTTGGTGTTGGTGCGATTAGGGTGACAGGTTCTTGTGCTGGAGGAGATTTGTTGGTAAGTGCTGGTGACGGATGTGCCAAGGTCAACAACTCTGCGACACTACAAACCGTAATAGGTAAGGTTACATCTAACACATCAGGTAGTATGACCGAAGATAGATTAATACCTTGTGTTTTATATTGTGGATAAATATTTATAACAAAAGAGAAATAGAATGGCGTTAACCAAAGTAATAACCGATGTAATAGATGATAGTATAAGAATTAGTAGTGGTAGTCTCGCTAACATTAGTGGTTCTGCTGTATCGACTGGTTCGGTTGGTAGATTAGAGGTGGCAGGAACCTCAGCAGATTTGACTGTCGCTGGTGATGTGACTGTAACAGGTAGAATCACAACCAAAGAATTTCAAACAGAATTTGTTTCAGCATCTATAACTCTAGCTACTGGCTCAAACGTCTTTGGTGACACAACCGCGGATACACATCAATTTACTGGTTCGGTGTTGGTTACCGGCTCATTAGACATCAATAATGGTGATGTTAGTGGTTCAGCTACCTCAACTGGATCGTTCAATTATATAAGACTTGGAGCACAAGGAAATATTGATTTAAATTCAGAAGATATTACGTTTCGAAACCTTATTGATGATAAAGATTTAATTTTCAAAGGTAGTGATGGTGGTACTGAAGTAGAGGCTATGAGAATAAATTATTCAGGAAATAACGTAGGTATAGGGACTTCAGGTATCGGTGCAAAATTGCACGTTGATGATGATAGAAGCACAGCTTATAATGGAGCAGCTGAGATTGCTGAAACTGTATTATTTAGAAATAAAAATGGTTCTGATGATAGTGGTGTGAACAACGTGGTTAGTATAGGACTTCAAGTTGCAGATGGAGCTACTTCTCAAGGATTTATAAACTATGTAAGAACTGGTAATAACAACGGTAAGTTTACATTTTCTCAAAGAACTGCAAGTGGAACTTATGTTGAAGCTATGACTATAACTGGATCACGTGTAGGTATTGGCACAGATAATCCAAGTGAATCATTACACATAAATGATGGTGATATATTAGTTGGTTCTGGTAGAGGTGTTAGAGCTAATGGTGGAAATGAAATGATAAGGTTTAATAGCTCTAATGGTGTGCAAATAAATAGTGGTGGTTCTGAAATAGTGCGTGTTACGACTGCTGGTAATGTTGGCATCGGAGATACCGCTCCAAGTTCACCACTTGAAGTTTCTGCTGGTAGTGGTAATGGTCAAGGTTCATTTGGTTACAATGGTATACTAATAGCTGCATCTTCCGCATCAGCGACCACATATGATGGTACAAGTTCTGGTACTTGGGGGCCAAGATTAGCAATATCTAATGAAGCATCATCTGCAGCTAGAACAGCCGCTGGTATACAATTTATACACCGTAGTGGTAGTTCAGGTTGTGCAGCTATCGTATCTACAAACACAGCCACAGACAGAGGTGATATACGTTTCATCACAAGGGGTGCTGGTAATGCAATAGCAGAGAGAATGATTATAGATAATGACGGCAACGTGGGTATCGGCACAGATGATCCAACGAGTCTTTTAGACGTTGAAGCAGCATCTGGTGGAAATCTTTTATATGAAGATGCTGGTGAAGGATTATTATCTTTAATTACAAGTGGAGGTACAGCAGTAGTTCGTCTTGAAGCAAGAAGTGGTGAACATAATTATTTTACTAATGGTGGCAACTTAGGTATCGGCACGTCATCTCCAGGTGTCAAACTAGATGTTGATTCTGGTGCTTCATCTGATATAGCAAAATTTCAAAATAACAGTAGTACTTCAGGTTTAGTTATTGGATACACAAGTAATTTATGTAGTTTTGATTTAGCTGCTAGTCAGGCTTTGAGAATCAGACAATCTGGTAATGTGCCATTTCTTTTAAATACAAATGGTGTAATGGATGGTGATTTCAATGATACCTCTGATATAGCATTAAAGAAAAATATTAATGATTTATCAGACACACTTCAAGGTGTTAAAGCTTTAAAACCATCAACGTTTAAGTGGAAAGATGAGTCAAGAGGGGACGAAACTAAAATCGGTTTTATTGCACAAGATGTTGAAGAACAATTTCCTGAACTCGTAAATGGGGAAGATGGTACTAAATCTATAAATACGATAGGACTTGTCTCGGTTTTAACTAAGACTGTACAAGAACTGATAAAAAGAATTGAAGAGTTGGAAAAATAAGTAATACTTATATAAAAGAGGTTTTATGAAATACGCTTTCTGTATTCCAATATATAACACAATAAGTGGTAGATTATTACCACAATTTTTAAATCTACAAGAATGGTGTAAACAATTAGAAGGAAAGATTTACACGGTGGTTGGTAGAACACACGTTGATGCAAGAAATTGGTTATGTACCGATGGTGGTGGTTTTGTAAATTCAAATAAATTAATAGATAAAGTTGATAATATTATATGGATTGATGCAGACCAACAATTTAATTATCAACAATTGAATACATTACTACAATATGATTCACCATTTTGTTCTGGTTGGTACGTTAAGGATTTGAGTGGTACGGCTATGATTGCAGATTGGAACGAAAAGGATTTTAAAAAACAAGGTAGTATGAATTTTTGGAAACAAAACAAGATTCGAACACAAAAAAAACCATTTAAGGTAGATTATTGTGGTTTTGGTTTTACAAAAGTATCAACTGAGATACTAAAACAATTAGAATACCCATATTTTAGACAAAGAATGGTAAAAATTGGTAAATATAAAGAGAATGTATCAGAAGATGCGACATTTTGTTTAGATGTAAAGGATAAAATGGGTATACGGCCGACAATTTTACCTCAATTAAGAATAAATCATTTGAAAGAATTATTTATTTGATTATATTTATATTAAACGGAGAAAATAATGCCTTTTAGAGTAGTAAAACAATTATTCCCATCACCAAGTTCAAGTACAGATTTTTCAGACCCATCTTGGGCCACGAGAGAGGTTTACATAGCGTCCTCAAGTGATATGCAGATGTGGCAATTTGATGCTGAGAGTGATGCGATTACTAAAATGAATGAGTTATCAGGTTCAGATTCAACAGGTAGAAAATATCAGGTTATTGAAGTATAAAAAAAAATTTAATTTCACAAAAAAATAATATATTTATTAAAACGTAAAACTATAACAAAATAGGAGAAAATAGTTATGGCTGACGAGACTAAAGTTGTAGAGTCAAATGAAATAAAATTCACAGATGAAGAATTAGATTCATTACAAAAACTACAAACAAATTATCAAGAGAAACAAGCTCTCTTAGGACAACTATCAGTTCAGAGAATCTTATTGAATCAGCAAACTGAAGCATTAGACACCCGTATGACAGAGGTAGAATTAGAATATCAGAATGTTCAACAAGAAGAGCGTGATTTAGTTGCGACATTGAATGAGAAATACGGGCCTGGTCAACTCGACCCAACAACAGGCGTATTTACACCAACCACTTAAATTAATAATTTAAAAAAAAAGTCTTAAATAATACATTTTAGGATAGTTAGGTTATACTTATAGTAGAATAATTACATTTATTTTTATTTAAAGCTTTAATTAAATTTAGGAGAATAACAATGGCAGAAAGAATCGTTTCGCCAGGTGTATTTACCCGTGAAAGAGATCTTTCATTCCTTCCCCAAGCAATCGGTGAGATAGGTGCAGCAATTATTGGCCCAACAAAAAGAGGCCCTGCATTCACACCGACAATGATATCAAATTTTCAAGAATTCGAAGAGATATTTGGTGGGGTTGATAGAAGATTTTATACACCGTACACCGTAGAACAATATTTAAGAAGTGCAGGAGTTGTAACAGTTGTTAGAGTTCTTGGTATAGGTGGTTATCTTGTAGATAGTCTTGAGTTAGTTGCTTATTCAGCGACGTTATCCTCATCATTTATGTCAAATAGTGGTGCATCTGGTATAGCGACACACTCATTAGGAATACTTGCACCATCAAGAGGTGGTTCCAATGGAACTGCTGATTTAAGCCTTAGTTCTGGTTCAAATATATTGGGAGGAGCAGCAGGTGCAGGTACTGTATCTACTTTCGTTTTAAATGTATCTGGTTCAGGAACTGATTCTGAGGCATACACATTAACATTTAACACCTCAAGTGCAAATTATCTAACAAGTGTGATAAGTGAAGACCCACAATCAACTAAATCAGGTGCAAATGATTCATCTGTTTATGTTTATAAGGCATTTAAAGAAGCATCTAACGCCGTAATGGATGTAGATACTTTAGCTTCGATGTCGGTAATAGCACATGATGCAGCATCAGGAGTTGGATTAGATTTCAAAAATGGTTCAACTTCATATGATTCAAAAGGTAATGCTAGTACATTCACAGGTAATAATGATTATGGACTTGCAAGAACACCTTACATCACATCACAACTTTCGAACTCATCGAGGTATGATTTATTTAGGGTTTACACACGTTCACATGGAACTGATGTAAATAAATCTTATAAAATCAACATATTAAATATCAAACCTGAGGCGGATGTTGCTGGTTCAGATTTTGGAACATTTTCACTACAGGTAAGGATACATAATCCAGGTGGTACAGATAACGATAATATTCTTGAACAATATGACTTATTAACACTCGACCCAGCCTCTGCAAACTTTTTTGCAAAGAGAATTGGTGATAGATGGGTGGAGATAGATTCTGATGGTAAGTTAACATATTATGGTGACTTCCCTAATCTTAGTAAATACATAAGAGTAGGTGACTATGCTAATATGGTTGAGGATGGAGTATTCAGATATCCAAAAGACGTGGTTCCAATGGGATTCAAAGCGGTGTACAATCCAGTTCCAACTACAGGTACAATTCCAACCGCTTCATTTGTAAGACAACAAACAAATTCAGCTGGGGATTTTGATTCCACAGTTTTCTATGGATTTGATTTTGAAAGCACTGATAGTAGAAACTATTTATGTCCTATCTCAAATGCAGGTAGTACAGGTGCTAATGTTACCATGTCACTTGAGAACATGCTTGGAAACGCTGATGCAAGTACACTCGCTTCAACATTTGCGAATGGTTCAACCCTAATCAGTCTCACAAATTCAGCTATACAACAAAGAAAGTTTACAGTTCCTTTCCAATGGGGATTTGATGGAAGAAATCCAGCTTCTCCATATTCGGTTGGTTCTGATATAACGGCTGGTAACACTCAAGGATTTAATATCACAAATGCACAATCAAGTGGTTCTGTCGCATATAAAAGAGCAATCAATGCGGTAAGTAATCCTGATGAGTTTGATATTAATCTGTTAGTCACACCAGGTGTTATTCATGGTTTACACTCAACTGTAACAAATCATGCGATTTCAAAGACTGAAACAAGAGCAGATGCTTTCTATATAATGGACGCAACTGGATATAGTGATTCAATTGATACTGTTAAATCAACTGTTAAGAGCTTAGATACAAACTACGCAGGTGTCTATTATCCGTGGGTAAAGATAGTCGATAGAGATTCCAATGCACCAGTTTGGGTTCCCCCATCAGTTGTGATACCAGGTGTTATTAGTTTTACAGACCAAGTCGCTCACGAATGGTTCGCACCAGCAGGTTTAAATCGTGGTGGGTTAACAACGGTATTGGAAGCTAAGACAAGATTGACACATTCTGAAAGAGATGACTTATATGAGAATAGAATCAATCCTATCGCTTCATTTCCAGGCCAGGGTGTAGTAGTTTTCGGACAGAAAACACTTCAATCTAAACCATCAGCATTAGATAGAATCAATGTAAGAAGATTGTTGATTGCTTTAAGAAAGTTTATCGCGTCTTCATCAAGATTCTTGGTGTTCGAACAAAACAACCAGGCATTAAGAAACAGATTCTTGAACATCGTCAATCCATACTTAGAACAGGTACAATCAAATAGTGGATTGAGTGCGTTTAGGGTGGTAATGGATGATACTAACAACACACCAGATGTTGTTGACAGAAACCAATTGGTAGGACAAATATTTATTCAACCTACGAGAACCGCTGAGTTCATCGTACTTGACTTTGTTGTTCAACCAACAGGTGCTACATTTCCTGAGTAATCTTTACTTTTAATAAATGTAACGTACAAAATAACCCTCACTTCGGTGGGGGTTTTTTGTTTTTATCAAAAATTTGTTTAATTGATATTTATTTATGAGTACAGAAAAAAAGACTTTTTAGGAGAATAAAGAATGGCTACATTAGATCCTTCAGAAATTATGTTCACACCGTTTGAACCGAAAGTACAAAATCGGTTCATTATGTATATTGAAGGTGTCCCTGCTTACTTGATTAAATCAGCAAACAGACCATCCATCGAGTTTGAGGAAATAACATTAGACCATATTAACGTCAAAAGATACATTAAAGGAAAAGGTGCTTGGCAGCCGATTGATATTACTCTTTATGATCCAGTTGTTCCAAGTGGTGCACAAGCAGTTATGGAGTGGGTTAGGTTATCTCATGAATCTGTGACTGGCCGTGATGGATACGCTGATTTTTATAAAAAAGACGTAACTTTTAATTTATTAGGACCAGTTGGAGATGTTGTTGAAGAATGGGTACTAAAGGGTGCATATATACAGACTGCAAACTTTGGTGAGTTAGATTATGCTACAACAGATCCAGTTGAAATTACATTAACATTACAATACGATTACGCAATCTTACAATTCTAAAAGGAGATTAAAATGAGTGAATGGTTAGCAGCTAATTGGGAGTATGTTTTAGTAGCATTCTACGCAATCGAAAAGATTGTTAAACTTACACCAACAAAATACGATGATATTTTATTTGATGCAGTTCTTAAACCTATCAAAGAGAAATTGATGCCATCAAAATAATTTGTTATTTCGAACTAAAAGGTTATAATTATAATTGGTTTTAAAATTAATTCATAAAGGAGTCATTAATGGCTGAGACTAAGTTCCCTACTGAAATGGTAGAACTACCATCTAAGGGTTACCTTTATCCTGAAGGACATCCGCTGTCATCGGGTAAGGTAGAGATAAAATATATGACAGCGAAAGAAGAGGATATTTTAACCTCTCAAAATCTAATTAACAATGGTACAGTAATCGATGCGTTATTAAAATCATTAATAGTAGACAAACAGATTGACTTGGGTGATTTACTGATTGGTGATAAAAATGCGATTATGGTTGCAGCTAGAATTCTTGGATATGGAAAGGATTATCCATTTACATATGATGGTGTTGAGAAATCTGTAAACTTATCAAAGTTAGAACCAAAGGATATCGATTTCTCAAAGATTACCAAAGGACAGAATGAGTTTCATTTTAAACTACCAACCTCACAAAGAGATGTAACATTCAAAGTTATCAATGGTAGGGATGAAAAGGATATAGAAGCTGAGGTAAACGCTAAAGAAAAGATTAATAAAAACTCTTCATCAGAATTAACCACACGTCTAAAAAAGATGATACTATCAGTTGATGGTAAAACAGATAGAGCATTTATCAATGGATTCGTTGACAATGAATTCCTATCAAGAGATTCTTTAGCTTTTAGACAACACGTAAAAACAGTAACACCAGACTTAGATTTTGATATCACATTAACTGATTCGTCTGGAAAGGAGATAGAGGTGACGATTCCGATCACCCTTCGATTTTTTTGGCCTGCCG